AGCATTCTATCGTGGATTCTTTAATATTGATATGGGTCTAATGTCTATGTCAGTCCAAAAAGGATCTGAAGGTGGTTGGACAGTTGATGGTTTACCTACAACTGTAGATGTAAGTATAGAAATTAAAGACTTATATAGTAAACTTTCTATCTCATCTGAACGTATTCTTGGTAAAGGCGCAAGTCAAACATTTGGTAATGTCGGATTAATTACATATCTAGCTAATATGGCTGGTGTAAATACTAATGAACCTGATATTATCCGTACTGCTCGTTTATTCTTAGCATTGAAAGAGCAAACTATTGTTAACTTCCCTAATTCTATTCAAACTAAGATTAGTAATAGTATTGCTAATATTATCACTAACCGTGTATTCGGTAAAGGCTAAATTTATATACTAATCAAAACATTGACTTAAGGTACTTTAAGTACCTTAAGTCTTTATTTTTGAGGTGATTTTATGAAGAATCGTAAACAGAAATTCTATGAGTATGAAGAGAAATATGGTAATATACCAGAAGGTTTCCAAGAACGATTAGAATGGATGTATGAAAAATATAAATTAACTCCAGCTAAACAGCAGGAGATTCTAGCTAAACGTGATCTAATGTTAAATACATTAGACTTTGTAGATATTAAAGTAGTACTATTTGAAGAACCTGAAGGATCTCCACGTCCTCGGTTTAGAATAGTTAATAGATATAACTTAGCCAATATGGCTATGGCTAATTCCCAATTCGTTCATGTATACTCTATTACTGGTAAAGAAGATAATGTATTCATGAAACGATTATTAGATAGTGGTGAACTTAATCAAGTACAGCAAATGCTTTATACTCCATGTGATGTAGAATTCAATGCATTTGTTAAGACTCCATCTTCATTCAATACAGTAGATACTTTCCTAGCAGAGATTGGTTTAATTAGACCAACTAATAAACCAGACTGGGATAATATTGGTAAGAAGTATTCTGATATGTTTAACTCTAATATATGGCTTGATGACACTCTAGTTATAGATGGTACTGTAAGAAAGTATTACTCTATTAAACCTAGAGTGGAAGTTCATCTTAAGTATATGAATATGCTTTATAACAGAACTCAATATACATCTACAGTTAATAAGTTGAATAAGCAAGAATTAGATTCATCTAATGTAACTTACTTTGACTTTAATAAACTGAAGTGATATATTATAATCTTGATGTATAATATAGTTATTAATTAGGAGGATTGAATTATGCCATCTCAATTAACACCTTCCAATCAGGAAGAAATTAAGAATAAGACGCAACCGCCTTTTGAGCAATTTGAAGAATGTCAAAGAACTACATGTGTTTACCGTAATGCTAATGGTAGATGCATTTATGAGACTTGTGTATTTGCAAATGAGAAACCTCAGTTTGTAGATCATTGGGATTTTGAATGTCAATCTTGTCATAAGATTGAGCAACGTGATGTACGTGATATGAAGATCATGTTTTGTGATAGCTGTTTAGCTCGTATTAGAAAAGCAGAGGAATTACCATTCCACTGTGTATTCTGTGGTAAGTCTCAAGGACATCCATCTAAGATCATGTTTAGTGGTATCTGTGATGAGTGTTTTGCTAAATTAAAAAGAAGTATTCATTGTAAGAATTGTGGTAATTCATAATGGAAAATAACTTTAGAGGAAGATATAGAACCGCTAGTGCTGAAAGTATAGTTGTAGCTAACTATATTAGATATGAGACATTAGCTGAAATAACTAATACTGTATTTGCTGGTAGTAATGCAAATGTATTAAATATTTATATAGATCTATACCAGTTATTTAGAAAGATGTATAGATCAGATGTAGCTGTAGGCAATAGATCATCTGTTGCTGCAGCAGTTGTAAATATGTGTATTCACTATAGAGCATTCTATAAGAAATACTATGGAGTTCATACACGTATTTATCTAATGCAAACATCTGGTCCGATGTTAATGAATGAGAAATTCTATCCAGACTATAATCATACTAACGTAGAGAAGATGGTTCTGGCTAATATGATTACTACATTCATGGTACAAAACTGTGCTATCTTAAAAGAACTCTGTAAATATCTCCCAGACATCTATTACATTGAAGGACCTTATGAGACTTCAGTAATGATCTATTCAACTATTTTAGATAGAAAAGATGGTAGCCCTAATATTATTATTTCTAGTAGTACTCTACAGTATGCTGTACCAGTATTTGCTGAAGCTCAAACTGTAGTAATTGATCATACATGGGTTGAAGGTGGTATTAGATATAGAGTTGTAGATAAAAGTAATGCATTGATTGAATTATTATCCAAATACAAGCTATCTGATAATACAATCAAGAAATGTCTATCTATCAATCCACAGTTATTTGGATTATATATGGCTATGACTCGTAATGAGCATAGAGATCTATATTCTATGAATAATGTAAGTACAACTCTTAACTTATTGAATAGTGCTATAGATAGACACATGATACCAAATTCATATATCTCTCCAGAGTATATGGAAATGATAACTTTATTAGATAAAGATAGAGCTGTCGAACTATCTAATAGATATAAGGCTGTAGATTTAGTATATCAAACAGAGTTATATCGAATGTCTAATAACTATCTAGATAGATCTTGGGATGTAAACTTACAAGATCCAGATATGGTTAAACTATTGAATGAAAAATACTTTAAAGGAAATCCAATAGACCTGGATAGAATCTAGAATTAGTCCCATAGGAGCTTATCTCCTATGGGATTATTTTTTTGTTAAAATGGGCTATTTTGAACATCTTGATAACTGGAGGTGTATGAAATGCCGCAACTTAAATACGAATACTATATTGATCTATACTATAACCATCCAGATTACAAGGATAAGAATAAGATAGATCAAAAGAATATAAAAAGTTTAACAATCTATAAAGAGTATGATAAGTATAATATGCCAATTGCTACTATGAATTTACACATAGATAAGAAATTTGCAGACCATATTATCAAAAACTCTAAGACTACAACTATGACTATGATGGTATATAAATATCAATTAGATAATAATGCTGCCATCAAGCAATTATATTTTCAACATGAGTTCTCATATCTTACAGATGATGATACAAACAAAACTGAAGATATTGATTATGCTAAAACAAACTCTAAAGAAGAAGATCGTGAAGATGTATATAGAATTCTTAAACTTGGCTTAATCTCTAAGAAGTTAGTAGACTCAAACTTAAGTCCTAATAATGCTACAATCTATAATTCTTCTATGCAGAATATTATAGTCGATCTACTCAATGTAGGAGAACCGCTATTAATTGAACCATTTACTGAGACTGAACCAGTAGATCAATTGATTATTCCCCCAAAAGAATCTTTATCTAAGACTTTAGATTACTTAAATACAGTACGTGTATTCTATAATACAGGATATAGATTCTTTATGGATTTAGATAATATCTATCTAGTATCTAAATCTGGTAAAGCTACACTACGTAATCTAGATAAGTATGAAACTGTTAAATTTAACTTATCTGACATCGGTGCTAAAGAAGATGCTATACTTGAAGGTTTCCGTGATGACGATAAAACTAAGAGCTATATCATTGACGTTCCAACTACTGATATTAAGTATGGTAAAGATAATATAACTGATAAAGAGTTAAATGGTTTCACTGCTGTAATAGACGCATCTAAAACTATTCAACAAAGTTATCTTAAAAACTCTAGAGCATTTGGTGGTATCTTTGGTACTTATCAAAATATTATGAATACTATGGATAATATCAAGAAAGTATCCAGTAGTGTACGTCAAGTAGTAAAGAATATTCATCAAACTACTGATACTATTAAAGGTAGCTTTAATCAAATAGTAGAGCAAGCTAAAGAAGCTAAGTCTACAGTTGATACAGTAGCAACTCAAGCTGAAGCATTACTTAGACAATTACCTGAACAGGTAGTAAATGGTACTGCAGGGGTACTTGGTGTAGATGGTAGTATTAAGAATCCTGATGCGGATGTTAGAGAGATGCTTCTTAATATTATTAAGCATACTGTAACCATGCAGACTAAATCTACTGATACTATAGAAAAGTCTGAAGATACATTTGTTAAATTTAAATCAGCATATACTGGTCAGATTTATCATATAGAGAACTTTAAGTCTCTAGTTGGTGCTATCTCTCCTACTAACTTTACAGATAACGTATCACATCTACAAAAAGAAGTTAGTAAACTACCTGAAAAGAAAGAGCAATCTAAAGCCAGCTTCAAGAAAGGTATGGTTGACTTCAATAGTGAATATTCTGATTATCTTCATAGTAATACTTTCATTGTAGATAAACTACAGAATAGTCCTGATACTGTAACGTATGTATTAGAACGTGATGAGAAAGGTGCACCTGTAACTACATTTGATTTAGATTTGAGAGCTCTTAAATCTAACTTACCTGAATTAGTTAAGAATATGGACTTTACTAAATTAAAGCTTGGAGATATGAAAGGTTTTACTGAGCAAATGAAGAATAGTCTTAAGTTAAATTCTAATGTAGGTGATGGATTAAAGAAACAAATTGCTGCTACAAGAGATATTCCAAAAGATTTCTCTAAACAAATTCTTGAGGGTGCAAATACTTATGTTAAATCTTTGCAGACTGCTAAAACTAACATGTTAGCCAATGCTAAGAATAGCGCAATCAATGTATCTAAGTCAGTGGGTGCGTTAAAAAGTAACTTATCTTCACTATACCAGAGTGGTAGTACTGCTATAAGTGGAATAAGCGATATATCTAAGGTTGGCTCTAATGGTGAGTCAATGATAGATATAGCATTAGACCTAACTGATGTAGTAGAAGACTTAGGTAAACGTAAGTTAATCCGTATTCCTAACGATAATATGGGATTGATTAAGAACTTCAAACATGCATTAGAATTAAAGTCTACTTATATATCTTTAAGTAAACAGCAATTAGATAACTCTATATTCAATATGAACGTTAGATATCTAATCAATAACAATACTAAAGAGCATAAAGAAGATACAACTGATTATCTAATGCTATCTAAGATAGAAGTATATACAAATCAAGGTGAAAGATTTATGGCTTCTACAAATATGACATTTGCTAAACTCCCTAAGAGTACTGCAGATAATAGTAAAAAAATATAAAAGAAACCCCTATGGAGTTCAACTCCATAGGGGAATATTTTTTAGTTAGCTTGTTGAGCTTTTTCAGAATCGTTATTAGCATTTACATATGCAGATACGTGAGCTTTAATAATTTTCATGTAATCAGACATGATCTTTTCAGCCATTTGATATTTGCATTGCATATATGTGCTATAAGTAGATGCAATTCTATTAACGATCTTTTGAGCATTGACTGCTGTTTTAGAATCAATACCACCATTTTTAACGTTATCAATAGTTTGATTACCAGATGCTGTAATAGATGCACTATTGCTACCAGTAGCACCAGCTGCTGGAGCATTAGTTTTATTGATTTCAATTTCACTAAATACATCACCATATAAATATGTAGAGTTATGTTGAGCTCCTTGTGCTGGAGATGCAGCTGGTGTAGATGGAGTACTTGTTGTAGAGCTTGTATTAGCAGAATCTGCAGGAGTAGTAGATGCTGCAGGTTGTTGACTAGCAGCTTTATTAATAGCAGACTCTAAAGATTTAAATAATTGATCACTTGTAGATTTATCTTTCTTGATATTGTCTACAATCTTAGGAATATTTAAAACTTGGTTAGCTAATTCTCTAATACTGATTTCATTAGCAGAATAATCTTTATCAGAATCTTTACCACCTTTGAAATAGTTATTACAAGTTTCTTTCCAGTCATCATCATCTTTATATTCGTTGATGATAGTTTTACGGAAATCATTAATAACTTTATCTACATCAGCATTTTCAGGCATACCATTAGCTGTACTAATTACACCATTGAAGTTAATATTAGGAGCTGCTTGAATGCGATTCAAACCTTCTTTGTAGTTAGGCATATTAACTGTAGTGAAACCAGCGGTAGGTTTATCGATTTGATCTTTATATTTTTCAATATAATCTTTATTAGATTTGAAGAACTTATCAAACCAGTTAGATACTTTATCGAATAGAGATACAACAAACGCTTTAATCTTATTAAAGAATTCTTTTACTTTATCCCAAGCACCTTCATGGAGTGCAGCTAAACGATTTTCAACGTCTACACCTTCGGCGAGAATCATTGCTTCTTTAATACAGCAATCCATGATAAGATCATTGTGTTTCATATCAGTGATATGATTCATCAAGATTTCAGCATCAGTAAGTTTAGTGAACTTAAATGCTTCTTCTTTTAAGAACTTAGTAGACTCAACTGCTACAGCTTCAACTGTATCGTCAACAAATTCTTCATTTGCCATCATAGAGATACGAGCTAAGACACCTTTAGCTTGGTAGTAGTTATTGCAAATATATTGTGCTTTGATTGCATATACAGTCAAATGATAAGTCCAGATTTCAGAGATCATACTAATGATGATACGTTCAATCTTACGGATATAATCATCGCTATTTACACGAATCTTAGTAGAGTTTCTATATTGAATAACTTTGTTTAAAAGTTTCTTATATTCTTTATTGATCAATCTAGCATTATCCAGATTTGCTTCTAAATCATCACGTACAGACTTAACGATTTCGATGCATTTACCAACACATTCTTTATGGAAAGATCTAGTAGTAGTCTCACCAACAAAAATATCTGGAGTTCTAGATAAGTCTTTAACTTCAATATCATCTGGGTCAGCATCAATAATTTCAGCTTTAGCACGTTTAATGATCTTGCTTTGGTTATTAGTAGTAATCTCTAATAACTTACGAGCATCTTCTTCAGATAACTCATAGAAGTTATCACCAAAGAAATGTAAGATACTAGTTAAGATATTCTTAGAGCATGGAATTTCATCATCCAATATGAATTGAGTCATTTCACGTTCCATAAGAATATCATTATTATTAAAGTCTTTTAGGTATTCATTGACTACATTAATTAGTCTAGAATCGCCTTCATTATTAAGACGTTTAAGATTATCATCCAATACATCTACATACTTTGCAGTATAGAATGCATTAAGACGAGTTAAAGTACCGAAGAATTGATCATAAGCTTTTCTTGCAGTAACTTCAGAGTCACTTTCTAAGATATTACGATAGAAAGTTTGGTTTTCTTTCAAAGCCTTAGTTTTAAATGTATCAACTAACCTAACAACTTGAGGTAAAGTTGCAAAGGAAGTTTTAGCAACAAGGCTTGGAGTTTTAATTTTATCTAGTAGAACGCTATCAAAAGAGAAAGCTTTCATATTACCTTCCATTATATTACCTCCAAGGTAAAGTTAATAAAAATAAAGAGGAGAGAGATATTGAATCTCTCTCCTCAAAGGTTTTAAATCTTAAATTAGATATCGAAGTATGCACCGAAGTCTTTATGATCGAATGCAGATTCATTATATTTAGGATTTGGTTTAGCTGTAATGAGTTTACGGCAAATTGCACGAGCATCAGATTTTAAGCCTTTAATACATTTGATATAGAAAGCAGCTACCCATGTCAATAAGGAAGAAGATTTAGATGCATGAGTTTTATATGCAGCTAAACGTAGAGTAGTTAAGTTTTTCAAAGTATCAGAAGCTGCAGCGTTTTTATTAGCTTCAATATTTTTGATAGCACTATTACGTGCACTTTCAGCTTTCTTAACAGAATCGTCTGCAATGCGTTTAATTTTACTAGCATCAAGATCTACAATGTCGAGAATAGTTTTAACGTTGGATTTAACCCAAGCCGCATTTACTTCTTTTTCTAAATCTTGAGATTTGTATTCATCTTTAAGATCACTAATTTTTTCTTCGAAGTCTTCAATAACATCATCAAATTTATCTTTTTCACCAGTAGTAGAACCGATTTTAGATGCATAAGATTCAATTAATTGATGTGCTTTACTAACAGGTTTAGTATCACCTTTAGCGATTTCATCTACGATTGCACCATATTTCATAGTGTATTCGTAATCGGAGCTCAAATATGCTGCGTTTTCTTCGATTTGTTTCTTATATTTAGCTAAGAAAGCTTTATCGCCACGAACGTAGGAAGAGATCCAACCAACGAATTTATTCCATACGGATTTAACCCAGTTTTTAATGAAATCCCAAATTTTTGTGATTTTTTCTTTAATAGTTTCGAGCATACCTTCAGTATAAACTACTTCAGTACCTTCACGAACCATATCTAATTCATAACGACCAATGCCGGACATGATAGCATTATCCATTTCTTGGATAGTATCACATGCTTCTAAAGCAAGCACGTCGAAATCAGTATATTCATTAACTACAATATCAAGTTCTTGGTAAGATTCTTGTACAGTAGATTCAGCGAAAAATGCCATTATAATTACCTCCGTAAGTTATAGTCAATTATTCATGCATCAAAGCATCAGCTTCTACTGCAAGAAGATCTGCATCAACTGCAGATTCAGTTTTAGGATTGTATGCAACTGCTTTAGCGAATAAGCGACGAGCTTGAGCTGCTTTTTTCTTAGCAATAGCTACAGCACATTCTGCAATAGTAACTTGAGCTTTAGCTGCAGCATTAGCAATTACAGAAATATTTTTAACTTCTTCTTTACCTTTAGTAAGTTCAGAAACAGTTTTAGCTAATTTACCATCAACTTCTTTGAAGCGTTTTTGAGCTTCTTTAAGAGCTGCACCATTAGTTAATTCACCAACTACATCGCTTTTGATATCTTTGAAGTTTACAGTTTTTTCATCACTAAAAGCTGCTTTTAAGATTTCTTTTTTAGCTTCAGCATGAGAAGATGCTTCTACACCAGTATAGATAGATTTAATGATGTCTTCAGTACTAGATTCAGCGAAGTTAGATAAAGTTAAAGAAGCAAAGTCTTTAGCGCCATAAGCTGCATTAGTTGGTTCTTCATATTTAACTTCTAATTTATCCAAATCAGTTTTGTTTTCAACATCTTTTTTGAATTTGTTATAGAAAGCTTTATTGTCACTCATTACACGAGCAGCAATTTTTGCATACCAGCCGTTGAAGAAGGCTTTAACTTTAGCCCAAACTTTTTTAACGAATTCAACAACTTTAGTTTTAATAGTTTCCCAAGCACCTTCTTGGAAAGTAGCTACGTCAGCACCTTCTTGAACAAGTGCACATTCTTTAATATCAGAACGCACGCAATCAGCAAAAATTTCAGCTTCGAATTGAGTACATTCCAAAGCAATAACACCAAGACCTACTTCGCTTTCGTAGATAGCGGAGTTTTCAAGGGTTACGTTGATATCTTCAGTATCATGACCACCGAAAAATGCCATAATTATTATCCTCCTTAAAAAGTTATACTTAATAGTATAAAAGGTTTTAATTAATTTTCAACCAAAATAGGTTAGATTTATTAAATTGTTACACGTATAGAGTTAAAGACTAATAGAAATTAGGCTATTATGATATTAATATCTAAAGCATTATTCTCTGTACCAATAGTATTAATATTTAAGAACTCAGGAATTCTACCAACTATAGATTCATCTTTACGGTAAATGTGTTGATATCCTGGACCGTATCCATTAAAGTCTAAGAATTCAAAGTAAGTTACATTCTCCGCATACTTTTGAGTTATATATGTAACGATGTTAGGAATATGAATATCAGAGATTCTAGATTTATCTTCAATATACTTTCTAATATCATTCTTGATATATTCACTTAAGTATTTATCAGTAGTTGTTAAGAACTTAACCTTGAAGGTCATAGATAGGTTAACTCTATTTAATGGTACACCATCGTTTACATAGAATAACTTAGATGGACCATAAGTGTTAAAGAACTTGATGTCTATACCGAAGCTATCTTCTAGAACGTCTAGACAATCAAGAATATGAATACGTTTCTTTTCAAGATTATTAATGAAATCTTGAATTCGTTCTTCCGTATTCACATAGTCATATGAGATAACTGGTACACGATCTACAATATAAGAGATTTGACCATTATCTTGCTTTTTGACTTTAATATGAGATTCAATCAAGTCAGAGTAGTTATATAAGAAGTCAATACCATATTTGACTGTATATTCATTAGTAAGACTATAGCCTTCTAAGAAATCAGCTGTAAAGATTTGATCAGACTTATGAAGACCTGCATTATAACCGAATACATCTTTAGCAAATACGAATATTTTCATATGCATATTATTAGCCATATATCCAGGACTCAATCTAGTCGCATTACCAACTTCATATACGTTATTGATCTTAAGCTTGATATTCTTATCAATCTTATTATCGGTATTGAGCTTGAATTTGTAATCCATTACATAAGTACCTTGGTCATAGTTTACAAATTCAGCCTCAGCCCATCTGTAAGGAACTTGATATTTATCATCAGTATAGAATACAGCTAAGACTTTGATATCTACACCAGTAATCTTTTCTGGATCATGTGGATCATCTTTATGAACTAGACCAATATCAGATTGGATATTTTGCATAATAGAGATATCACCAAAATATGTATCACGATCAGATATATAATGTCTATACCAATTCATCTTAGTAGCAATGAACTGCACTTTAGAATCTTGGTTTACATAAGTGAACTCAAGTAACTTATTTACATCCATGATATTCATATAGTAAGATACATATAGTGGTTTCTTATTAACGATACACATGAATGGATTCATATATAAGAACTCATTCTTTCTTGCAGCATTAAGTTCATCTTCAGAAGCTTGATATGCAATAGATGCATTAGTAGTACCATCATATTTAATAATATTACCAGCAGTCAAGATATAGTTTGAATCTGAGATATTATCAAAGTCACGTCTAATAGCTTCAATTGGAATAGTATTAGTCGGAATGATATTTGTAGGAGAATCCATTAATACGAATGCATAATATAGACGAGCTAATGGATTATCCATCTTCTTGAAGAAGAATAACTTATTATCATCGTCATCAATAGTATTGAAGTAGTTATTAATATCAGTACTATTAGTAACACTACCACGTGCAAGAGCTTCTTTAGGAATCAATCTCTTTAAGTCAGCAATAGACTTTTTATCAATACCATATTGAGAATCCGATGTCGGAATAACTAATAAGTTAAGTCTATCATAATTCATCTTATCAGATTTGACTCTAAAGTAAATACTATCCTTATAGGAGATATTACCATTAGCGCCCTGAGAAGTATATAGATTTACTGTAACTTCAGTATTAGCTGTAGGTAGATATGATGTATTATCAAACATAACCCGAATAGTAGAAGAGTCAATATATGTATAGTTACAGAAGTTTTGAACACCATCGGTATTTAAACCATTATATACTGGTTTAAGTTTTCTTGTTGGTTGATCATATTCTTTTACATCCACATCGAATCCAGCTAGTTGATTATCAAATTCAAATTGTAGCATTTTAGATTCTAATGGGTTATTAGTAATGATAGTTTTATGATATGTCATATATTCATACTGACGTAAATCTACTAATAGCATAACTACATTACGACCATCTATCTTAGATCTAACTGTAGGCTTTAAGTATGGATCAACATCATTAGAGTTTCTAGTTATAATAGGGTTACTTTGAGTAGTATCATACATACCCGTATAGATATATTCCCCAGTAGGCAACTCAATACGTTTGATAATTAAGTCATATGGTAAATGGAATTCATAATCCCCTACCATAATTTTTATATCACGATCAAATCTGAATGTATCAGAGATCGTATTCAATACAAGTTCATCTTCATAGAAGACAAACATTGCTTGCATAGTTGCAGGCTCAGCAAAAATCTTATTAATGCCAAGCATTAAAGCATGAGAAATTACGTTCTTCTCAAACTTAGCTTTAATAGGGATAGCTTCATTAGAATACTCAGCTGCCATAGTGACAGCATTTTGTAATGCATTAGAATTTACATCCCCAAGATAGCCAAAGATACCCATAGAGAGGGTTATTTCATCTTCATCTACATATCTTTTCTTAATATTTTCAATATATTGATGTATATCATATATATTGGCATTAAGTAAAGTATCATTTTGAACTGTATTTAGGACTGTCTCCTGATAAGATCGGAGAGTCTTGTTTACTGATACCGCATCAGATGCCATTTAATTATCCCTCCCATTTGAGTTTATAGAAACCTTTGTTAGGTAACGTTTCATTATAACCATAGTTTAATTCATATTTAGGGTCTTGGAAGTAAGTGAACTTACTAGTTGGCTCAGACGCCTTAGCTTTTTGAGTTTCATTATATGCAGTTTGAATATTGTTACTAACAGTGGATACTGTATCATAAGCACTATTAATTGCACCTTTAGCACGACCAATTATATTCTTTGGAGCCTGTCCGCCAATACCACCTACCATACGGTTTTGGGCATCACCACTAGTTCCTGCAGTGCTATTTACAGCATTACCTGCAGTACCACCTTGATATAGCATAGTTGGAGGTAAAGCAATATAAGGTCTTTGCATAAATTCACCACTCCAACCATTGAATTCATCTATGAATCCACCTAGCTTTGGATCACCAGCTGGAATCTTTTTAGCAACTTCATTAAAGTCTAATATAATATTAGGATCCATATCTTCTACATATGATGCTTTAAAGTTAATAGTAAACTTTACGTTACCATCTGCAGGAAGATCAGAGAATGTACTCCTTGGTACATTCTTAGGATATACTCCAATAAACTTAGAGTAATGTATAATAGATTCACCATCTTCTCCAACTATGAATTTATACATAGCCATTTGATCATGAATAATTTTACCATTAAGATAGTTATCATCAACAAAGTCAACTAAACCATAGTGTTTCATACGTTCATATTCATCGAATAATCTGAACCACATATATACTTCTAGATACTTTGTATCTTCAAATTCAACGGAGAATTCATGATTCTCATCTGATTCATATGAAGTACCACGATAGAATAGAGAAGATCCAAGTATATTCTTAGATGTCTCATAATCACTAGCAGTATTAATATCAGGTAGATCTACATTAGATCTCTTATAGTTAGATAAGAGATTAACAAAAGGTCTACCGCAAGCAGAATAGCTTAGACTTTGTAATACATCATTATATCTTTTAAATGCTTCTACCATTAATGCATTATTAGCAATAGAAGGATTCAATACAGGTCCTTTAAATAACTGTAAATCTGGTGTAGTAAAGAATATAAACTCTCTAGTAGAACCCATCCAGTTATTAGGATCTAATCTTTCATATCTAGCAAACTTTTGATATTTCTCGGTTTGACTTACTCGCCCAGGACCAATACCAAGACCATTTGCTTTTACATATTTTAATAGACCAGCTGTTGATTCATCAAACTCAGGTCTAGTAGTCTGATCAAGTAAACTTGGCTTAGCAACTATATTATCAAGACTATTACCAACACTGTTAATAGCCCCAGCTGCTTCATTACCTATTTTAGTAATAGCTCCGCCAACTTGTCCTACAGTATTAATATATAGTGTATTTTTTACTGAACCAACAGTATCAGACGCAGCATTCTTACCTTTATCTATGACATTACCAACTGCTCCAGAAACTCCAGATGCAGCATTATCTATGGCTGTTCCAATAAGGGATTTATCATCTGCCATTGCATATATTCCCCCTTTCTTATTTAATTTAATCTTATGTTAAAATGGCTAACTTCTATCGTAATTGTATATTATTATAGTGAAATAGGATAAAGCATATAGATATATGCTCTTATATCACAGCTTTCAGTTATTTGTTTTACTATACTTTTTAAAGCGAGGCTGATGATTATGAGAGATTATATCGAAGACATTTTAGATGGTGAGTTACCTAAATTAGAAGAAGCTAAATATTCATGTAACGTTTATACTATAGCAATAGAGTCTGATGATGAATCAATCAACCTTGAACTTGTTAAAGTAGATGATTATAATGAAGTAGTAGATCTTTATAACTCACTAATCGATGACCTTATTGAACGAGGTCAAACTAACAACTATTCTCATACTCTTGACCGTATGAATAAAAGATTTTTCAAATTCTAATGAGAAAAATCTATATGCTTTATTTTTTTTCTTATTTACCCATTTTAACATAAGATTAAAGTCATATATGATACTATAAGGAGGTACTTTAAATGATCCTTAAGGATTTAATTACAGACGTTTTAGACGTTGCTGATAATTCTGAAATTGGTAAATTTATATCCAAGAAGAATCCATCTATCAAGTCTATTACTCGAGCAAATAAAGATTTGACTATGACATTCCCTGTCATGGCTTCTAATACTGTAGATCCAGCATCTGCACAATTAGTCTCTAGAGCATTGGAGCGTAAGTTTGTTACACTAACTCAAATGCTATTATCTGCTATTTCCATCACATCTTCTAAAGATGCTATTGATCATCTTAAAAACGTTCACTCTAACTTAGACTTATCTAGTTTATTTGACGTTGATGATTATCTTGCAGTCAGCCAAGAAGCTACAGTTAACCATATTTTTGATGCAGCTGAAATTAAAGCTGTATATGAAGCATTTAGACAAGAACGTTTACATGCTAAACCATTAAATCATTTACATGAGTTCAATAAAGATATAACTGATGCTATTGCTAGACAACCACGAGTTGCTGCTAATATTGCTAACAGAAAATTCAATGACTTACCTGATGAAGATAAAGTCAGAGCTATGAATTATTATGGTAGTGATACAGTTAGCCGTAATAAAGCATTAGAAAAACAAAATAAAAGCTTAGTTCAACAACTTAAAGATATCGAACGCGATAATAGTAAATTGAATAACTCCAACTCTAATTTACAATCTCGTTTAGATGATATCCGTAATAATACTAGAGCTGGTTTGGTTAAACTTGCTAAAGATCAAGACTATAAGAAAGCTAATGAATTACAGCCTACTTTACTACAAATTCAATTCATTAGTACTAATGATAACAATGATCCTATAACTGTGGATGCATATGTTGGTATTAAGACTAAAATCTACTGTGTAGATTCTGCTGATATTGCTAACCATATCGTATCCAAACGTAGCTATAACTTTAGCTTATATAACTTAATCAAAGCTACAAGTGGTGAAATAGAATTCTGGAGAGACTTCGTATTTGCTATTAAAAAAGCTAAGATTGATGCTGTATCTAATACACATCGTGGTTCTTCTTCCAAACTTTGGAAAGTATTAGAACGTCGTGCATTAGCATCCAAAATCAATCGTTTCATGTCTGCACGTAATGATGCGACTGCTATCACTACATTGATGGTATCTGCTTATGATGTAGAAATGCTTCGTAAAATGGAAGATATTGATATCTCTGATTCTCGTGTAGCCCGTAAGTTAATGGATGACTATAACTTAGTTGGTATCGTCATCGTTGATGACTCCACTGAGTCTGCTAAAATCATCTTCGATACTGGTGATGATGAGTATGAACCATACACATTCAAAACTTTGAAACGTGATGATAAAATGGATTATAAACAAATGATTCAATTACTAGCTGGAGGTAAATAGTAATGCAAAAGTATGTATTAAAAGAATTCGTTGAAGCCAGCAAGTTAATGGATCTTACTGACAAAGAAACCTATATCACTGTCGGTGTAGTTAATGAAGCTGAACAACGTGAAGTCTTGTTAGGTGTAACTAATAAACTATATGAAAAAATTGAAGCTAAAGTAACTGATGTTGACTTTGGTACAATCCCTCAATCTAGAGGTGATTTCTTAAAGATTGATAATATTGATATGGTAACTGAAGCTATTAGTGATATGAAGAAGATCTATCAAGAATACAAACAACCTCTTACATATATCAATATCTTAACTGATGCAATCAACAACTTGGTTGAATTGAAAAATGAATTCCAACGTTGTTATGTATCTAATACTAGCCTAGGTATTGTATTATACAATACAACTGCTATGTCTGTAATCAGTGGTGTGTCTTTACTTATCGCTTCCACTATTGACTTCATCGTAGATCCTAAAACAAAATCTATTGAAGTATCGGTAGATCGTGTAGGCGTATCCAGAAGTAAAGAACTTCTTCAATTACAAACCCTTGCAGAGTTCAATAATCTCTGTAAAGGTAATAAACTCAAAAAGGTATTGAATGACCTAATCAAAGTAAGTGCTAAGAACTTAGCTGGTACATCTGTATTGGCAGTTATTGGTGTAAGTATTGGTCTTATCTTTACTATCGTTCCGATCATGCGTGAATTGATTTACTACTTCTACTATTGTAGAGCAAGTGTAGCTGAGTACTTTGAAACTCAAATTGCAATGTTGTCTTTAAATGCTGCACGATTAGAGACAGCTGGTGACCCTAAAACAGCAAACGAACAACGTAAATATGTAGATCGTTTCCGTAAGATTGCTGACTATCTCGCAGTTGATGCAAAAGAAGCTTCCAATAAAGCTGAAGCAAATGTAAAACAAGATGAAAAAGAAAAATATAAAGTTGACGATGTAACTGAAAGTCTTCCAGACTCCGCTGCATCTTCTTTATTCTAATGAAAGGAGCATAGAAAAGATGCATTTTTCTAGAAAACAAATTAGAGAGTCTAATACCTTGAAGATGGTAAAACAAGCTGAAAAGGCTACTCTTGAAAAACAACTAAACGAGTCTAAGACTATCATTCCTGAAATTGGTGCTATGACTGAAAGTTCTTTAGCCCGTTCTAAACGTTCTTTAAATATCCGTATGGCTGCTAAAGCTATGATTAAAGAACACTTCTTAACAGAAGCAATCAAATATATCTACAACGAATGTATGATTCCTGATCTTCAAAAAGAATCTACTAATATCATTCGTGATACAGTAATTCGTGGATTCATTAAAGAGAATGGTGTTGAAAATATTATCCGTACTTTCAATACTAAATCTTTATTCTTAGCTGATATTGCTAAAACTATCAAAGAAGCTACAGATGATGTAGTTAAAGCTAATGAAGATAAACTTAAGAATCCTGATACTAAAGTTGATGATATCACTGTAGATCCAGAATATCAAGATTCTTTCATTGATAAAATGGGTCAACAAAAAGAAGAAATCGAAGATGTTGGTGCTATGGTACAATCTCACGTTGCTAATAACGTAGAAGACTTCATTGCATCTAACGTTGAAGATAAACAACAAATCAAAGAGATTCTTGATGAAGTAAAAGAAAAAGTAGCTAATATTAAAGCTGCAAATGCTGACGTAGCAGAGGACATCAAGGAGTCTATGATTATCGGCGCTAAACGAAAAATCTATAACGTAAAGAGTGCTAAGAAGAGCATTCTAGAAGCTATGGTTAAACATTTAGCTAAACGTGTAATCTCTGAAAACCATACTGAATTCTTGACTGAATCTAAAACTATCAATACTGATAAGATTGTAGAAACAGCAGAATGTATGTTGACTATGCTAGTACTCTCTGAAGCACTAGGATTCAAATTAAATGAACAAGAAGTTCGTGCACTATACAAATAAAAAATAAAAAAAATAATAGTTCCCCATCTGGTTTAACCAGATGGGGATTATTCATTTAGTTCTTTTTTACTACTGATATTATACCTCCTTTCTTATTGATGTAAATGTACTCCTTCGTCCATATGGACACCGAATACGTCTTCATCAGAAAACAATTGACCGCAATCAACGGATAAGTCTAGATCTAATTCTTCGTATAACATAACTGTTACCTCCTACTTACTAAACTTCTTCTTCTTGTTCTTGTTGTTTTTTAGCTTGTTCTTTTTCCCACTCTTCTTCAAGAGCGTCCAATAATGGTATTAAACAAGCAACAGATGCATCTACATGATCTTGATAAGACATATGATATTACCTCCTTATATAAATAACTATATCATATATTCACCTTAATAATATACAGTTAGAAATATCAAGTATTACAAAAAAAAATAAATACCCCATAGGACTCGGGATCCTATGGGGATATTTATTGTGACGTATTATTAGATTGACTTAAAAAGAACTTATGCGTCTTAAATTAGACTTATTAAAGTGTTGTCTCCAATACGATAAACAGTATGGAAAAGTTCAATGTTATCCATTAGGAATTTATATTGCTGAGCAGTTAATGTTTCTAGAATGGTATCCTTATCAGAGGTGTATTGTGTGCGTATGCTAGATAAGAATACATCATCATTAGTAAGATTACCTTTTTGCCAAGCATATCGACCTTCTTCACAGAAGGCAAATCCTGGGAAAGCTTTAATATAATTAGCATCCCAATAAGATGCATTTAACATTTTTCTTTTGATATCATAAAATGTATCAAGCTGTTTATGATTGTAAGACATTGTGATCACCTAAATAAGATCTTCAGGATCATAGAAATCCTGAGCATCTTCCTTTTCTTCTTTCTCAGTAACTGGGATGTCAAGTTCGACACCACGTTTTTCCATGATTTCCTTAATTTTTTGATTATCACCATATCCCTTTTCTAATAGGATATGTGTCAAATCATGTGGACCTTGCTCCGTTAGGAATGAGAAACCTTTATTAGGTTGCATAGTTCCATCGGACTGAACTACCCACTTACGTAGTTCAATTTTATAAGCTCTGTCATTCCAGCTCATTTCAGAAATCTTTAGAATAGAGTTACCTCTTTCATCAAAGACTTCATCAATACCATCTGGATTGATATTAAATTTGAATTCCATATTTCCTCCAAAAAATAATAGACTGGAGAGGTTAATCTCCAGTCATACTATAACTTGATTATTTTTGTGGACGGAATAAACCATCGGATACAACTTGACGGCTTACATATTTCTTAAGCAAGCGTTTAGTTACATCTGGATGCAATTGTTTGATTTCAAGAAGACGACCAGAATAGCTATTAGTATTTACTGGAGCACCAGGAATTGCTATATAGTCATATTGGTTGCCATAGATGAAACCAAGAATAGATTCAATTGTAGCACCATATACTACCAAGTTGCTGTTACCAGAACCATCAGAAGCATATGCATAAGTTACACATTGAGTACGGAATTTGTCATGGTTTTCATTGTCTTTACCGAAGTCAATGATTGTATCTTTCAAGATATCAATTGCTTCATTAGTAAGACGGAAGCCCATAACTGTTTCAGATACAGTACCGCTTTTAACTAATTGACGAATATTAGAATTACCGTTGAATTTAGCAACCATTTCAAGTTCTTTAGTGGCTGCATTTTGACCAATGCTTTCTAAACCGATTTGTTCAATAGCTTTCAAACGAGTATCGTGTTCGTTATCAGAACCATTGAATGCAAATACTAATGCAATACCGATTTGTGGGCTATTAGTGAATACCATATCACGGCAACCTACATAGTCTGCAAAGATGTTACCAAGACGATTAGTGAGAAGTTCACATAATTCGCTTGTAGCGATTGTTTTTGTTTTGTAATCGCTTTCAAATGTTTCAGGAGTAACTTTAAGTTCAATGCGTTTAGCATTACCCTTATCGTTCCCTTTTTCATCTCGACGAGTTTCACGAGAAGCACGTTGAAGTACTTCACCTAGAGATTGGAATCCATTGTCGACTTGTGGAATTCCATTAATCAATTGATTTGACATAGCTATGTCCTCCTTTAAAATATAAAAGAAATTATTCTACTGTTAGGATCATAGTAAATATTAATCACCTAACTTCACTATTATAATATATCAATATAACTAATTTTAGAAGACATGTAATCCAGGAAGATCATCCATGCCTACATATTTAACTATAAAGGTTCTATCATTCTTATCTTGAATAAAGAAGAAGTTACCTCTAGCTTTATATAATAAGATATCATGATAATATTCAACGATGTTGTAATCTACTATACGATCTTGTACTATAGCTTCAAGAGCAAATAAGTCACCAGGTCGTAATTGAGCACCATCCTTTACTTCAAATAATACATTGATTACTCTGAAGTTATAATGGAACCAGTACATGAATAGAATATTTTGTAATGCTATTTTAATAGCTTGATCTGTATTATCGTATTCTAATCCACGACTATCACAGATAGAAATAAGAGTGTCATAAACACGTGAGTCTAACTTGACAAATGATACAATATTCTTGAGTGGATCATTTAGATATAAGTCTACACTGAAAGCATAGTCTTTATTTGCAATATCATACATCATAAGATCATATGCTCTCTTATATTGTCTCATTGAGCTATCATTATCAAACTCACCTTTGCATACATACTTACCAAACTTCTTCTTAGGATCTGGATTATCGATATTAATCCGACTAGCAAAGTATGGATAGTTATTTGCTTCATATGGGCAATAGATATTGATACACAATTCCTTTTCCCCATTCTTTAGAGTACATACTTCGAAAAACATCTTACAATGTATCTCTAATGGCATATACTCATCATTATTGAATTTATCAATTAATAACTTATCTCCTATTACTGGAGTAACTTTATAGAAGTCTTTGTCTTTTCTAGATACTATTCTATATAGTTCAGTAATCTGACCAAATTTATCTTTCTTACAAAGCTTCTGTCCGACATTATACATTTATATTCACCTCCTTAATCATAGTTATAATATATGAGCAAATCATATTATAAGAGTCCTACTTATCTAGTAAGTAGGACTCATTGTATTATAATACTTGCATAGCTATCTTAGCATATTTACCAGCATGTTTTAATGTAGGTGCTGTAATAACAAAGGAGTCATCACAGAATTCACTACGTTGATAATAGTTAGAGAAGTTGAATTGTTTATCTACCTTAAGTACTACTTTGAGATACTTATGGAAGTCATTCAATACTCTAGCTCTAATCTTAACTAGCTCTTTATCTTTTTTAGTACGATCTTGTTTAGTAAGATCTTCTGTAATCTTAAGATTTAGATAATACATCTTAGCTAGTTCATATTTCATTGCTTCGATATTCTTAGCTCTATCATACTCCATAAGCAATCTATGAGATTCCATATATGTAGCTTGATAGTTTTTATTCTTTAAGAAGTTCTTAACGAATAAGTTTCCTTTATTATCGAATTCAAAACCAATACCTTTTTCTTGTAATAACTTAGCAGTCATACTTCTATGGAATAAAGCATTAGCTCGATTATGTGCTCTACTCACATTAACAGGATTGAATTCCATATATGGATTCCAACCAAATTCTAATAAAGCTTGTTTATACTCATCAGATTGAGTTCTAGTATACTCTAGACTTAGATATCTTACATTAGACATCCAGTCAAGAATAACTTTCTTATCATAAGATTTACCTTCATAGATATTCTTATAATCTTTCAACCATTGATCAGCTTTAGATTTCCACTTAGATGGCATATCGCCAAATGTACTATTACGTTTGAATACTTCGATTTCATGTGGAATATAGAATGGTGTAGTATTTGGCAAGTTTCTAATAGGCTGTACATCTCCCATAGCAGATTCTACCATTGGTAAATAATAGAAGTCATCAAATCCCTTATTAGTGAATACACTCTTTAGGAAGTTATACATAGTTTCATTATTACAACCAAATGCTTCCATCATTCTCATATCAGAGATACGAATTAATGAGATATCCATAGATTGGAGATTATTCCATTGAGAGTCTAACTCTTCTTCACTATCACATGGTAAGATAACAAAGATACCAGAGTTTAAAGACCAAGCTTGAAGGTATTCAATCTCACGTTTTTTACCACGGAGTTCGATACCATAATCTCTAGCTCTATCTAAGTCAGATAATTGTAAGCCAGATTCACTTAATGCTAAATCATCATAAGGAATTTCAGAATTAAGATATTTAGATCTCAATTCTTTGAATCGCTCTACATTAGATTTACCATAGATCTCAATAGACTTATCATCACTATGACGTTTCATATCAGCAGTAAGACTATTATAATCATTCCAGTCATCCATTAATTGCTCTTCTGATTCATACTTATCATCAAGTACTTTATACATACCAGAGTCATTAACTTCTTTAACTTTCTTATTATTAGTACTTTGAGTATCATCATCTTGAGTTAGAGCATCTTTAGCTTTAACAAAAGCTGGTGCTTCAATCTCTAGAATAGTATCATAAGATTTGGTTCTTATACTAGATTCTAAATCAATAGCAAAGTACCCATTATGATCTTCCATAATCATAGTACCTTCAGGGAATTCTTTTAGTTTAGACTTTGCAGTATTAACTTCTAGAATATCACATAGAGGCATAGCTGTATTGTATAACTCTGATTCAATGGAATAGATCATATTCATTAGAGTTAACTTATTCTCTCTATCTAAATCAGCTTCGATAAAATCATCATCATACTCTAATTGGTCTTTAGATAGCATTACTTTACCAGTAATCTCTTCATATAGATTGATAGCATTCTCCCAAGTAACTCTATCTCGTTTATGTCTATAAGACTTATAGAATTTGTCTTGTAAGAATGGCTCTTTATCTACAATCTCAGTTTCTTCATTATCAGATTTAACTCTAAGTTTAGTTGACTTCTTATCATCAACTACACCAAAGCCATCTTTTTCGCCACTGAAAGAATGTCTATGTGGAGTATATTGTACTAGCATATTACCATCCATTGTACCAACAATACCGCCTATAGCCCCGATACCCATATGCTCTCTTGCAGCATATTCTTTTAAGTCAGAGATACGTCTGATGATATCATATTCTTGAGGGATTTGTTTACCAGCATATGTCTTATATAATGCTATAGCCATAGATCCAAAATACATTGTAGAGTAATTAACTAAGTTAGGATATTGATCTACTAAATATGCATATAGAGATTTATCCAAAATAAAGATAGTTTTATTTTCTCCTCTAAGATTATACATGAAGAATCTAAGTATCTTAGTCATTTCTATATATACTTCTTCAATAGTCATATTAAGATTTAGATCTTCTGTATTTGTTTTAGGGAATATATCTTTACGATCTACGTTAGGGTAAACTCTTGCAAAGTATTCATCAGTCATTTTATCTGTAATATCATCTTCATCAGTAATATCTACCCATGTATTATAGAATAGATAGCTTATTATCTTATCTAGATTGATATATTTAATATTATCAGGATAGCTATCTGGTAGGATGCTCTTGATATACTCAACATTTGATGCATCCACTGCAAAGATATATTTACCTTTATCAGTATCTTCTTCAAATTCTTCCATATTACTAAGAACTATTCCAGCATCATCATATTCTGCAGATTCATTGATTCTAATAACTTTATTAGTCGTATTAGGCTCATTAATCTCTTGATCTTTGAGTAAAGCCAATACTTCCATAAGTTGAACGAACTTATTATCTGTTAATCTTAAGTAATTATATTCACCTAATTTAATAAGTTCAGTTTCCTTACTAACTTGCTTAGCACGGTAGTCATCCATTTGACGATTATTAGGATTATCCCCACCATCCTTAACTTCAATGATCAAATTATAAGGAACGTAGTAAATATCCGTAATCCATTGTCTGGAATTACCATATTGATCGGTATAATCAATAACCGGACCAGGCATAATAATGTCTTTAGAGTTACAGTTAAGAACTTTATCCATAAACTCTATCGCTTTATGCTCATAAGATCCAGTATAAGTAAACTTAGTACCATCACTATATACATAGATACCACTAATACTACGATGAGCTAACATCTTAGCTTGATGTGCAGCATCATCTAATAGAGATACTTTACCGTGTACTCTAATCATATTCTTTTTAAACTTAGATCTCATTTCCTCTTTACATCTAGGATTAGAGCAAAGTCTATGGTATTTACCAGTCTTTTCATTCCACTCTGTTTTATTACCGCATACGATACATTTACCAGAGCCTGGGTGAGTTTTATCATATAAGAATTGCTCGGCAGAGATCTCACCGATAATATCTTCATGATCTTTTTCTATATGTCTGATTAACTTGTCTTTAAAATCTTTACGTCGACATAATGGACAAGCTATTCTTCGTTCAGTTGCCATTGTATCCTCCTTAATGAGTATATATCAATTTAATGCTATGTTAAAAATAGCTATTTGTGTATATTTTAAACCCTAGAACTAAGTAGTAATATATTAATATGAAAGGAGAATTTATCGTGGCTGATGATATTACTTTCATAACTGCCAAGACTAAAGAAATTCCAACTTTGTTAAAGGAATATTCTTTATCTACTGACAGTTACAAAACTCCACTTACATATAAGAACTTTAATGCTGTTGGTACTCTAATTATGCGATTAATGCTATTAGAACCAGGCACAATAACTCATAGTCCAGAAATGGGTCTAGGGTTAATTAGTAAATATAGGTATATGCAGTCTGATAGAGCTATTGAGCTAAGTCAGGCTATTAAAGATCAAATAAAAGACTATCTTGATAATACTATAGCAGTTGAAGTTAATATAGGCTTCTCTAACAATGGGGAGAATATAATGATTATCGATATGACTGTAGATCAATTCCAATTTAGATACTTCTATGATCGAGATAAATTAACTTTAAAAATGTTGATGAATGATGAAATTGTTTAGGAGGAACCATGTCTGAAAATGTAAAACTAGCAGACCTCATGAAAGAGAAATTGGAAGAAGAAAAAGCTTCCAAAGAAGTTACACCAGTAGAAGAAGAAAAAACTGAACCTGCTGTTGTAGAAGAACAACCTAAAACAGAAGCTGAACCTCAACCTACAGCTCCAGTTGCGCCTACATTTGATGCAGATTCTTTACAATCTGCAGATCTTAGTGCAATTATTCCTTCTGGCAAAGAAGATAAAACACAAGAAGCACGTGATGGGTTAATGGAAGAATTAGACAATGGTATCTCTGATGCTATTGAACGTCGATTCCGTCCAGCTTTAAAAGAAATTCATGAAATGCGTCGTGAATATGAAGATCTTAAAGCTATGGGTGAAGAAAATCCACAAGTTGCATCTAAATATAATCCAGCTTTGGATTTAGATCCTGAGCTATCTGATGAAGATCGTGAAGCTATCCGTCGTGATGAAGCAGAACACGTTATGTCTGATGAAGAAATCAAAGCTTCCACCAGCATCAATACTATTCTTCCTGAAGATGATATTGAAGCTGAATTCGAAGCTTATGAAAATGCAGCTGAAAATGCTGTATCTAATGTAACTACAGCTGCTACTACAACTCCTGCTGTAAGTGTTAATACTATTGATGTATCTGATGCTGCAGTACCATCTGTAGAAGTTGTTGAATCAACTGATGATGACGAAGATGAATTACTCTATGATGATGAACTATTAGAAGACCTTGGTCTTGATGAAGATAAAGAAGAAGCTGAACGTGCTAAGTTAGAAAAACAACAGCAACGTAATATGGAAGAGTTTGCTCGTGTACTTCGTCAGCAATTAGATGAAGTTGGTGAACGTAAACCTGATATTAGTAAATTCCGTGTACGTAAACGCCCTGTTGCATTTACTAAAGTACTTTCTAAACCAGTTGAAAAGAAATACTTCGAATGGGGGTTATTTGCTACTGGTGTATCCATCTCTATGACTCCACTATCTGCAATCGAAATGGATGAAATCAATCCATATGCTGATTCTGCAAATGATATTGGTAAAGCCCGTACAGTATTCAGTACTCTATATAAACACTTAGCTCCTGAATGCCGTAATATGGATATGGAAGCATGGTTAAAGTTATTGAACTATCAAGACTTGAATCATTTATTCTTTGCATTATATAATGCCAACTTTAGTACTTCTAATATCATTCCATTTAGCTGCCCTAAATGTAAACACTTCTATACTGAAAAACGTCCTATTATTGATATGGTTAAATTTGAAACAGAAGCTGATAAAGAAACCTTTAATAAAATCATTGCTAAAGATCCTTCTATGCCTCCAACATTCGAAGAAGAAATCTACGTTGCGAATAGTGACTATGCTTTTGGTGTAGTAATTCCTAAAATTTATAACTCCATGTTTGAGGAACGTCTTTTGAATGAAAGCTTCCGTGAAAAATATGCAGGTATCATTAATATATCCCATTGTATCTCTACAGTATATGAGATCGATGAAGATAATGAAGAATTGATTCCTATTCAATTCAATACAGCTCCAAATGATATTGTTAAGACTTATAAATATCGTATCCAAGGTATCTATAAAATCTTGTCTAAACTATCTGCTTATGAATTTAAAGAACTTCAATCTTTCATTGGTAAATACTTAGAAGACAATAATAAAAATATCAATATTTCTTACCAAGTACCTGCAGCTACATGCCCTAAATGTGGTGCAGAAATCGAAGCTATTCCTATGAATGCTCAAGAACTTGTTTTTACACGGCATCGGTTGATTCACATGCTCGACTAATGCAATTAGTTGATAATGTTTGTTACGAATATCGAGGTAGATTAAGTATAATAGAAGCATTGAATATGCCTATAGGTGATTTGATGCTTCTATATAAATTTATTAGAGATCGTAGAGAAGCTGCCGATGCAGCTGCTGAAAAAGAAAAACACAAAAAAGATGAAGAGCAAAAATATAAGTATATGCAAGCCGCATATAGAGGTCACCCACAAGCTGGATTAGTTCAACCTAACCAAGGTACTAAGAATGAGACTCCAGCTATGACTAGGGAAGATATGGCACGGTTTGAAGATGCTCTTGAAGGAATGCTTTAATTAAAAGGGGATTTATATAAATGGATATCGTCGAATTTTTCTGCAAATTCGGCAATGGAGACTACGAACAAACGAGAAAACAGATAGTAGACTACTTTGGCGAATCTAGTCTATTATATAGTATATTGAAAGGTCATGGTTTATTAAATTCAAAGATTGATCATATCATCTATGATAATTATATTGACTTCATTATATATACAACTGATGCTAAGTTATTTGACTCCTTAGTAGATGAATATAAGCATACTATTACAGTTAATAGTAATAACGGTATGAGTCATCCTATAGTGGTAGATCTTAATAGAGATTTTAATGATCCATGTAAAATTATTGTAACTATGCGATAATATGAAACTAATCGAGTTAGTGCAATAAATGCACTAACTCGGTTTTTGTTCCACATATAAGTAATTTATAAGGAGGTATATATGGCAATATTAAAAGACCAAATTAGACAAGATAATCTCCAAGTATCTCTTCTTGATGTGGATGATTTTGTCAAGAAGAATAACTTAGTCGAAATAACTAACCCAGTTATATTTGATGCATCAAGTAATCCTACAAGTGACGGATTGCTTTCTAATACAATCTTTGGTATTACTAAAGAATCTAGAGCTAGTACTTTTGCATATATTAGTCTAAAGAAGAAATTCTTACAACCATTAGTATATAGAATCTGGAGTAAAGTAGACTCTAAGATTAAATCTATTATTCATGGTATCGGAACTTACTCTATAGATAAATCTGGTAATATCGTAGAAGACCCTAAAGGGGATAATGGTATTGATTTCTTAAGAAAAAACTTAGATAAGATTAAGTTTAGAGAAACTGATTCTATTAAACGTGAGAGATACGTTAAGTTCTTGAATGATAATAGAAAGAATTTCTTTACTGATAAGCTTATTGTAATCCCTCCATTCTTTAGAGATATTAAAGTAGATGGTGGCAAGATCTCCGTAGGCGATATCAATAAACTATATATCAATGTAATGGTATCCGCATCAGCTATTGGTGATTCTACTGAATATGGTTTCAGTATTGGTAAATCTGTTGAGGGTAGACTTCAAGAAGGACTAATCGAAATCTATAAATGGTTCGGTACTGGTACAGATAGCAATCCTAATGGTGGATTACCAGGTAAGTTTGGTGTAATTAGACGTGCTAATTTATCTAAGACTACAGACTATGCTACACGTCTAGTATTATCTGCACCTAAATTAGATGTAGAAAATATGGAAGATCTTAGAGCTGACTTCGATTACTCTGTATTACCTATGACATCAGCTGCTGCTAACTTCTTCCCATTTGTTATATTCCATATGAGAAGATTCTTTGAGAATGAATTCATTGGTGATACCAAATATCCTATTATAGATAAAGATGGTTCTATTATCTATGGTGAGATTGAAGACTATCAAATTCAATTCTCTGATGAAATGCTAAAGAAAGAATTAGACAGATTCATTCATGGTTACTCTGATAGAT